GTTCATCAAATACATCATCGTCTTTTTGCAATGATGCTACATTATATATAATCTTTCGATGCTTGTCAATCTTTGAGGTGCCCTTTTCAACACGGCGCATTTTTTTCTCGCGCTCGTAGTAACCTTCATTCTTCTTTAACTTATTCATTTTAAAATAAAATATTAAACATCTTTTGTTTTTCTTGCCTGGACTTTCATATAAGGCCAAGACAACATCCTCTTACTAATTTCTTTTTGACTATGCGCAACTTTAATTAAATACCTTTGAGTTTCGGTAATTGCATTTTGTTGTTGCATTAATATTTCTTGCAGTATAGCCACATTTTCTTCTAATTTTTTAATTTTCTTATTAGAGTCAACTAATTCTTCGTCTAAAGATTGCATCGTATTTTTCCACATCTATAACTAGAAATGGTTTATATTTTTTAATGAGTCTGGAAATATCAGGCCACACTATTGTGTCATTAATTTCAGAATCAAATTTATTAATAAACCCTGTAAGCTTTTCCAAGATAACAAGGGTCTCAATACCAATTGTTTTTCTTAAATATGCCTTTATTATATATGGATGCTGACCTTTAGATACTACGAAAATAGACTTAGTATCTATACCAGAATCTTCACATTCTTGAATTAAATTGTCCAAATCTTGTGAGAAAGCATACGATAAACTCTCAATTTTCTTTTTCCATAGTGTATATCGTTGTCCCGCTTCAATATCGAACATTCCTCCCCAACGATCACCTGACACAAAATTAGCAACTAGGAAATTAGCAACTTCTTCATCGGTATAGTTCTTCGATATCTTTTTAATTGAGAATAAGTCTGTACGTTTAGCAAATGCTTGTCTACTTGCACGAACTTTTCCTCGTTGTTTAATTACATCATAAGCATCTGTTGTAAAATGCAACTTTAGTGCAAGGTACATTTTATAAACTGAAAATTCATCCATTATCATAGTGGCAATTTGCCCCTTGGTCTCATATAATTTTGATCTTCTGCTTCGTTTTGAATTTTATCTTTAAGAGATTGATTAATTAGTTTAGTCACTGATTCTACATCAATATCTATATCATTGCAGTATCCAATTACTGCATCCATATAGCTAATTGATTCTTGTAATACTTTTTCTTCAATGTAGAGCGAAAATTCATTTGGCGATCTAAATCTCTTAGTAATAATTAGAGCATCGGTTAATGTCTCTTCTGTGTTTGGGTCTAACATTTCTATCATTCGATTTCTGGAAATAAGATTTCATCCATAAAGTTTCTAAACACCTTTTCGTCGATGCCTAGGTTAATCATCATTGCTGGGGTATGTGGGTTCATCTTTTGAAACTTACAATAGTGATTATATCTCTCTTTGTATGATTCGCCGATTTTCTCCACTTGTCCTACATTATATAGGTAAACGTGTAAACTTTCAATAGCTAGATCGGCTAATTTGTCCAATTCTTCTTCTTCAGATATATTACCTGCCGCAATCATACCGGGACTAAAAATTTGAACAGCCCAGTCAGGCAACACCCTTGGCTTGTTCCATTCTAACTTAGATGAACGATCAACAAACCAATTGTATACATCGGAGTTTCCTGTTCTGGAAAAATCATGGAACGCACCTGTAATTTTGTTAGCTCCGCACACCACGTCAAATCCAAAGATTGGAGTTGGATCATCAAACTCTGGAAAAATTGTCATGTGCATAACCCAGATCTTTTTTGCTTCACGTGCATCTACAATTTCAATGTGCGCTCTACGATAATTACGAGAAGTAAAAATATAATTTTCCCAAAGGTATCCGTTGCCTTGTTCTGCAGTATATTTTAATTCGTCATCTGTGTGTTGTTCCAATGTCTCAAGAATATTTTGAGACAGAGGAATCATTTTATCCCATACTAAAGACATTATTAACTATATTCCTTAATGATATTAATATTATGATCAAATGCAACAATTGCTTCGGGCCCCATGGCATCATTGATTTTAGAACGTAATTCTCGAATCAATTCTGGCATATTTTCAAATTTATACATTGCACCCGATCCTGGTACTAATGTTGCTAATTGCTGGCCGCCAAATAGATCGCCCATATGTCTAACATAAACGTGCGCCATTGCAGATTCTGCATTGTCAATACTCGACAAATAATTTATATAATTCATCGTAGATTCTTTAATAGTATATGCAGTTGGTAGGTCTGTTGATAATTCGTTAAAATCTTGTATTATTGCCGTTGTTCTTTTTAATCCCGGCATTGTAGTAAAAAGATTGAACGTTATTCCTAGACCTTCTTCTATAACATGATAGACTGCTGCTAGTTGAAACAAATAGTCTGTATATTTTTCTGTATCTACATTGTTTTCAAAAATAGATTTAATGAATGGCAAATTTTCTGCTTCATTATGTTTTTCTTGTGTTTGTTCTTTTAAGGTTGGCATAATTATTTAAATAAAATTAAAGCTAATAGAGAAGCATGGATAATAAATCCTGCACCGATTGTTACAATGTGAAGCATATCTTTAAGAATAACTGCTCTCACAAATAGTAATGAAAGGCCTGCCCAGATAAACATAATAAGATCTACGGGAGGCATTTTATCTGATAATCCAGACATGATTGAAATCATTGTTGGTATAGTTGCGGCATGAATAAGGACAATTCCTACCCATGAAATTGTTTCTGCGGTTGCAACAGTTAATGTTGTTTTGCAGTAATTAATAACGTCTTGTAATGTGGGATATTTCATAATTTATCTGTAGAAAATGTGGTTGCCAATTTTTGCGATTTGTTGACGTTTCCATCCAGGGGAAACGTATGTTGCATGATAATAAAGTGCATCGGTCAATCCTGCTAACCGGAATCCTTCAAGTAAAACTTTCTTAGCTACTTCATACGATTCTTTATAAGCAGATTGATGAATTGGTTTTGTCTTTGTAGAAGTTTCGCAATACCAACTGAATTGGCAGATCACCTTTTCATATACTATGTTCTTTTGATATACTACTTTGCAAATATCATTGGGGAACCCGGCATTTGCTGCTCTATTAAGAGTGACTTGTGCTACAGCAACCTTGCCCTCAAATGGTTCACTTCTTGCTTCGTGGTAAATATTTTTTGCTAAACAGTCTAATTGTTGTTCCCTAACAGCAACTGTTGCAGTAGTGTCGTCAAAATTAGTTTGTCTTAAGTTTTGAAGTTTTAATGTCGTTACTTGTGTAAAAATTGAAATTAAAAATATTGCGGATACTGCTACTAAAAATGATTGTGTATATGTTTTCATCTGTTTGTAGATTAGTTAATAAAATGGTTAGTTATTCTGTTACGAGGAAACTAACCGAAACCCTAGTCAGCGTTTAGGCTGCCAATGCGAAACGTGAGTCGTTTGCGTTTACTTTTTTTGCTTCTACGACCGGGTTACCCCAATCCTACGGGTTTCACATTCCCGTGCTGTCCACTCTGTTACTCTTTGCCCTGTCGAAACTATGCACCCCCATCAAAAGCACACCATCTCTACTTAAAGTTTATCAGCAAGCCGACTCACAGTATGCTTTTGGTGGAGGTGGGGGGATTCGCACCCCCGTCCAGAACCTGTTTCTCTTTGCTTCATACAGCAATATTTTATATATTATAACAGATTTTACGAAAAAGTCAATAAATTGTTGTCCATTTCGTAAGAATCTCGGCATTTTAGCAGTTCTTTGACCCAATTATCACGTTTTTCGACGAAAACTTGTGGATTTTCGTCTTCTACGGCGATAAGAATGACCAATTTACTGATTGGGATACCCGTTCTTTCTTCATACATGATAGCATATGCCGCACATTGCATGAAGTAGCTATGAATCCATTCTTTTTTCTTCAATTTGCCCGAAGTTTTAAAGTCGATGACTGCAAGTTTGCCTTCGTATTCACCGATGCAGTCAACTGTGCCTGCTAATCTTAGATGATCCGAGTATAATTTTTGTTCTTGCACATGAATGTTGTTAATTTTGTGCAATTCTGGCAAAATACTTGTGAAAAGTTCCTTTTGGAAGAAGGACATTTCCTCTATGGCGTTAGTATTGTTTAAATAATTCTCAATATACGCGTGTAACTTAGTTCCTCGTGTCGTAGCAGCTTTAGAAATTTTATTAGCTGCATCCTCACCGACTCTTTTACGCCATTCCATGATGCCCTGTTTGCTTTGGGCACCGAGACTGGTTGTAATTGAAGGATATTGTTTGCCGTTAGGAGTTTTATAAAATCGTACACCATCTTCTCGTGTAATTTGTTCTAACGTATCAAATTTGTTCACATTAACATGATTAAATATCATTAATTATCCCTGTAAAATATCAACTGCGTGATTATAATGTTTAAGTCTATCTTCTAATCCAATAAATCCACCATTAATCTTCTTTGTCATCATCTTAATATCTTGCGCATCTGCAAGTTCATTTAATTTATTTGCATTCCAGAACCAGCACGCAGAATTTAATGCATAATATGGTTGTACTAGAATATCGGGTTGTTCTAACAAGGTATGGTCATCAAAAAATGCCTCGGAGCATTTTGTGTAATTGTGTTTGCCGGTCAATTGAATCAATCCACGACCTCTAAACTTCCAGCCTTCACCGCTAGCTTCATCTCCGTTACCCATTCTATTTGCGTAGACTCTATTCGCAATTTTTTCAGGTTGTCTTGCATACTGCGCGGCAATCTGCGGGTTAGGGAAATACTTACCGAAGATCTTTTGCAAGCCGTCTGCACTATAGTTCAGATTTTCCTGCATAACTGCAAACCCACCTGATTCGTGTGCGCATTGTGCAATAAATGCCGATACTCGAGCAATATCATTGATACCATATTGCGGTAAAGTCTCAACCATTGCCTCATACCATTCACTAACATTTTTTACTCTTGGTAATAAATGATGTACCTGCTCTTCTGTGAAATTAAAATCAAATCCGTCAGCCATTTTTTATCCTTTACTTTTGATAACAAGTTCTTTCTTTATAAATTTTACCCTCGGAAGTCTGAATTTCTTTCCACGGACCACATTCCATAGTTTGCTCAATAATAATATTCGGTTGTTGCACAATTACAGTATTTGTAC